TTTATTGTGTCCAAATTGTGTCCGAAATATGATGTAGCTTTCATTGATGAAGCACAGGATTTATCACCAATACAATGGAAAATGTTCAATATTATCAAGGAAAATAGCAAATATGTTATACTAGCAGGTGATGACGATCAAGCAATTTATGGCTGGGCAGGCGCAGATGTAAAAAAATTTCAGCAGGAAATTTCAAAGAAAGACATAATTTTGCCACAATCTTACAGGGTTCCACAAGAGGTACAAAACATAGCCGATAAGATATTAAATTTAATTCCTGATGATAGACGTGTTCAAAAAAATTGGAAAGCAAGAAAAGAAAGAGGAACTGTAAATTATATTTATAGTCTTGATGACGTGCCAATAGATGAAGGTAAATGGTTAGTGTTAGCAAGATACAATGATAAATTAAATAGACTCAAACCATTTTTAAAAGAACGTGGTATTTACTTTGAATATAAAGATAGGAAGAGTTATAAAATTACTTTGTTTAGAACCATTCTAAACTACATAAGATGGCAGAAAGGAGATGATTTATCTTTAGCAGAAGTTAAGGATATATTCGAATACACTAGCACTAATGAAGAATTAACTGAAGAAAGAATGTATAATTTAGAGGAATTTGGTTATGATAAAAACATACCTTGGTATGATGAGTTTACATCTGACTATGAAGAATGTTTATACATAAGAGAAATGTTAAGTAATGGAGAAGAATTAAGAAAGGACCCAAGAGTAAAACTATCTACGATACATTCTGCAAAAGGTGGAGAAGCAGATAATGTATTATTAATATTAGACAACACAAAAACAATACGAAATGCTATTGAAAAAAGTTCTGATAAACAAGATGAAGAACATAGAGTTTGGTACGTGGGTGTAACTCGTACAAAACAAAATCTATATATCATGGCAGCAAAAAAGGAGGACCAAGGTTATGACATCGAAAGTTTGGGATAAACAGCACGGCGGGAGTCACTATCAAAAGTATAAAATTCAGCCGAGTAGGTTTGTAGTAGAGAATGAATTGCTATACCCGGAAGGCTGTGCTATAAAATATATAATTAGACATCGTGATAAAGGAAAGAAACAGGATTTGTTGAAAGCAATACACTTTATAGAAATGATTATTGAAAGGGACTATAATGAAAATTCCTAAATTCGAAGCACAAACAGAATGGGTAAAACCTACAGAGTTTCCAGACTTACGTGATGTAGATGAGATTGCAATTGACTTGGAGACAAAAGATCCTGATCTATTAAAGAAAGGATCTGGTTCTGTAATTGGTAATGGTGAGGTTATAGGTATTGCTGTTGCTACAAAATTTTACAAAGGATACTTTCCAATTGCACATGAAGGTGGTGGTAACATGGATAGATCAAGAGTCTTATCTTGGTTGAAAGATGTACTCGAAGCACCATCAACAAAAGTTTTTCACAATGCAATCTATGACGTATGTTGGTTACGGGCAATGGGATTTAAAATAAATGGTGACATAGCCTGCACAATGATAGCTGCAGCGTTGACCGATGAAAATAGATTTAGATATGATTTAAATAGTTTATCATGGCACTATCTTGGTTATGGTAAGAACGAAGCTGCACTTGCAGAAGCTGCAGAAGAATGGGGTATCAATCCTAAATCAGAAATGTACAAACTACCTGCTATGCATGTTGGTGCATATGCAGAACGTGATGCTGAAGTAACATTAGGACTTTGGCAAGAAATGAAAAAAGAAATTATTGGTCAAGATCTAGAAGATATATTTGATTTAGAGTCTGATCTGTTTCCATGTCTGGTTGACATGAGATTCAAGGGTGTACGTGTAGATGTAGAACGTGCACATCAAATGAAAAAAGAAATGAAAAAAGCAGAACAAGATTTACTACACAAGATAAAAGGTGAAACTAATATTGATACACAGATCTGGGCAGCTAGATCTATTGCAAATGTTTTTGATATGTTAAGATTAGAATACCCACGTACAGAAAAAACAGAAGCACCTAGTTTTACGAAAAACTTTTTACAAGAACACGAACATCCTGTTGTTAATATGATTGCACAGGCAAGAGAGATAAACAAAGCACACACAACTTTTTTAGATTCTATTCTACGTTATGAACATAACGGCAGAATACATGCAGAAATAAATCAATTACGTAATGCTGGGGGTGGCACGGTTACTGGTAGGTTCTCCTACCAGAATCCAAACTTACAGCAGATACCAGCTAGAAACAAAGATCTTGGACCTAAGATAAGATCATTATTTATACCCGAGGAAGGCCATACATGGGGTTGTTTTGACTATTCTCAGCAAGAACCTAGGCTGGTAGTGCATTATGCTTCTTTATATAAATTACCATCAGTCTATGATGTTGTAGATGCATACAGCAATGATTCTAATGCAGACTTTCACCAGACTGTAGCAGATATGGCTGACATACCTAGATCACAAGCTAAAGTGATCAATTTAGGTCTTTTCTATGGTATGGGTAAAGCTAAATTACAGGCAGAGTTAGGTGTAACAAAAGACAAAGCTGCAGAATTATTTAATACATATCATTCACGTGTACCATTCGTAAAACAATTGATGGAGAAGGCGTCTAACAGGGCACAAGATCGTGGTCAGATACGTACCCTGCTGGGTAGACTATGCAGGTTTCACCTGTGGGAGCCTAACAGTTTCGGTATGCATAAAGCCATGACTCATGAAGATGCACTCAGGGAACATGGACCGGGGATCAAGAGAGCTTACACATACAAGGCTTTAAATAAACTTATACAGGGGTCAGCTGCTGACATGACTAAGAAAGCAATGTTGGAGCTTTACAAAGAAGGTATCATACCGCATATACAAATACATGATGAATTAGATATATCTGTTGAAGATGAATCACATGCTAAAAAAATTATTGATGTGATGGAGAATGCTGTTACACTGGAAGTCCCTAACAAAGTTGATTACGAACATGGGGACAACTGGGGTGAGATACATGATTAATTATGGCTTATTTAAATGCAAACATACCAGTAACTTATGCTCAAATAAGAAGAGAGTATTTATATGATCTTAAAACTCATCATGGCGAAGTTGAAGACTGTGTGGTTTTCGGAATTACTGCGATCACTGGTCGTCCGATTCTGTTCCACGCAATTATGGAAAATGGTGCAGTCTTCTACCGCTTACCGATCTCTGCTTTCATACAAAGAGGCTTTAATCCAAAAGAAGTTCCTCAACGTAGGTTGGACGAGTTGGAGTTATGGAATTGTTTTAGTTATTATCCTGCTGTTACTTCTTGGGACATCCTAGACGGCCAAGCCGGTAAATACATAGGTAAAGATAAAAAATGGCATAGTGGTAAATACTTATTTACCGTTGACTTTGCACATCCAGAGAGTAATATAGTTGACACTGATCATTCAGAGATTCCGCACGAACACAAGTGCGCACACATAATGGCCTTAGATGATGGAAATTATGCAGCACAGCCAAACAACAGAATAATATGGGACATACCTTCGTTTACTGTGAAGGACAACATACCTGATTGGAAAGTGCAAACATCTGAATGGAACGTTGAAGATAGTAGAGCTTGGCGTACAGAAGATACAGACAAGTTCTTCTATGAAATTGAGGAGAAGAAAAATGATTAACAAAATAAAAAACATGGCTAACAAATGCTGGTCTGATCACAAAGTATGTACGATCATAATTGCAGTTCTTGTTGTAGCTTATATAGTGAAATAGAATTATGGAGATAGCCAGGATGAATTACTACTTTACAGGTTTATTAATTGTAATGTTAACTCTCCTGGCTTTCTGCGGAGGCCCACATGTCTACTAAAAAACCATTAAATATTTCAGAGTCGGCTGCCGTGCAGATGCCGATGAAAACGGTTGCCTCTTTGATTTTACTCGTCGCAGCCGGCACGTTCGCATACACAGAACTTACAGCAAGATTAGTATCGCTGGAGACATCGCGTGAGTTGTTTCAAAATGATTTGCTCAAAAAAAGTGAACAGGTCCCCGTCGATCAAGAGCAGATATTTTTAATTGAGGATCTTTACAAAACTGTAGAGAAAATGGAACAAACTCAAGAAATGAATATGACAAACAAAGTTAATATAGAATTTTTAAGAGAACAATTAGATAAAGCATTAGAAGATATCGAAGCATTAAAAGATAAGGTTAGAGAAAATGGAAAGAATTACTAGAAAATTATTTGAGTATATTGCTGAAATAAAAAGAACTAATGTAAATAAACGTCTTCAAAAA